ACATTTACTTATAAATGTTATAAAAATGGGGTGCGAGTTTATGAGGGGAGTTATACTATTTCTTCAACAGGTATAACAACTCACGAGATAACCCAATCAAGAGGAACTACAACTTTTGTAGCAGGGGATAAGATAAAATTAAGTGGAAGTGGTTGGGTAGGATATACAATAAGTGATACAATTATTACATTAGAACTACAATTTGATACTTAACAGCGACGATAAAACCCTTAACCGAAACATTTAAATAGTATGTGTTACAATAAGTTACATGGTTAAGCATAAAATAGTAAGGATAAGGTGGAGTACATGGAGAGCATTAAGGCATTCTATTAAAGGAAAGTCTGGCGAAACATTTACGGACTATATGGAAAGAGTTTCCGAGAAATTAAAATGGGCAGACGCTCAGGAATTTGCATTTAATGAACTGAAAGGAGGGAATGATAAATAATGGATAGAGAAAAATTGGCAGAAAAGATAGAATTTTTGATTAAAGGACAGGAAGCAATCGGCTATAAAGTTGATGAGGTTATTGATAAGGTTAATGATTTATCAGATAAGCATGGAAACAAGTATTAAGGGATTTATTAAAGGCAAAGGTATAACTTCGGGGGAAACTCACGGGAAGTTTTGGGAAAGATTTACTTTTGAGTTAGATAACGGTAAATCTTATAGTATATTTGATAAGACTATGGGGGAAGCCTTAACAGTTGGGGATTTTGTAGAGATATCTGGAGTTCAAGGAGAAAAATATTTTAAGACTACGAATATTATAAGATTGGATAAACCAGATATAATGGACATACCTGTTGAAAAAGTTAAGACTATGGAAGCACCAAAGCCAAGTAAGTATAGAGAACCATCAGCAATAACAGCAGAAGGGCTATTAAGATATAGTATTAAGTTGTTTGATAGCGAAAGTTTTAAGGGTGGATTTGTGGAAGCCCAAGAAGCAACTATACAGGCTTACGAAGAATTATTAAGCCGTCTTAAATAGTCTTAAGTAGATTTTAAATAGTATATTTATTTTTTTTTATTATGATTAGTAACAAAAAGGGGGTATACCAAAGGGTATGTAAAAGATGTGATAAGATTTTCTATGCAACTGGTAAGAATGCAAAGATTTGTGATAAATGCCTTCATCCAGCATATTGCCCAAAAAGCCCAAGACCCTTAAAATTCCCAAAGAAATGCACTATTATTAGATGAGTTTTTGTTCCTTTGGTATTGTCTCGTTCATTCCGCTAAGATAGTCCTTTTCTCTCGCTCTTTTGATTTTAGCCCATTGTTTACAAGTCCAGATATTATTTCCATCAATCACTATTTCTTTTCTCGCTTCCAGTTCATTAAGATACTCTAATAATGTTCGTCTGGATGTTCCCCATAGTTTTCCGCATTCTCCAAGAAGTTTATTCTTATCTACAAAGTCTCCAGTAAATGAGACATTTCGTATAGCAGTTGTTAGTCTATTAATCTTTGTTGCTCGTGGTAGCCATTCGTATAAATCCATTTTATCACCTCCATACTACAAACACAACAAGGTGCCTTATATAATTATGGGTTGTGTGTGTGTTATGTTTAGACATCACCCTATACCTTACAAAATTCGTTACTTCCCTAATTTTGTCGGACTTCTCAGTAATACTTCGGACAAACATTCTGCCGTTCAAGTTTACTTTTGAGTGAGTCGTCCTTTGGGATGGCACACACACAAAAGCAATCTGTCATAAAGACATTTTGCGTCCCTCTTATTTTTCCTACGAACTACCAAGTGTAAATAACAAACTCAATTTAAAATTTGGAAGCACTCAGATGGATATGCTGTATTTACAAGGCTTACTATCACCCCTTCACTATTGCATACCTCATTGAAACCATTCCTAAAGGTGTTAATTATTCCTGGAGGATGTTTAGATTTCATAGATTCTTAAATTGATTCTTTTATATAAGTATTTCGTTCGTTTTGTAATGTGCGAACGGATTACGAACGGACTACAAAAAACCACCTCAAAGGGCGAAGAAATATACTTATAGGATGTTCCCTTTTAAAATCTACGATTTTAACAGTCACTCCTACCCGCATACTCGCCCTACTCTTTTCGGTGACTTTTATTTATTCTCCACAGGAAATGGGGGTTGGGGGGGGTACGTTTCCTATGGAACTGTGCACTAAGGTTCGGATTGTGCGAACTTTTCCACAGGAAATGAAAATATAGACCTTCATTTCCTATGGAAATAGGTAAAATGAGGTATCTTTTACTATAAATAAGCAATAATAATGCATTAGAATGGCTTATTATGGCTTAGAACCCACAAATTACAAGGATTTGAGGTATTTTTACCGACGTTGAGCAGGGGGGGGAGAAAGGGGGGGGTCATACCCCAGAAAAAAAAATAATATATTTATAAAGTATAAAATCATAGAATATCAATGAAAAGAGACAAAAATTACTTAAAATGGCGGGAAAGTGTGATAAATAGGGATAAATGTTGCCAAATATGCAAGAAAAATGGCAAAAACGGAAAAGGCTTAAATGCCCATCACATAATACCAAGAAATTTTATAAAATATGCCTATTCATTAAAAAACGGCTTAACTCTATGTGCGGGTTGCCATACATTAGCCAAATATTCCGCACATAAACACCCACTTTGGTTCACAAACTGGCTTAAGATTAATAAACGAACTTTATATAATACAGCAATGGAGAGAATAAATGAAAATCCTTAACTTATATGCAGGAATAGGCGGTAATCGGAAGTTATGGGGAGACGAACACGAAATCACAGCAGTAGAGATAAATCCCAAAATAGCGAAGATATACAAAGACTTCTTCCCAAACGACAAAATGATAATCGCAGACGCCCATAAATATTTATTAGAACATTATAACGAGTTTGACTTTATATGGAGTTCCCCACCATGCCCAAGCCATAGCCGCTTAAGAGCCTGTAACCCTAAACAAAATAAACCTATATTCCCAGACATGAAATTATATGAGGAGATTATTTTTTTAAGGAAATGGTTTAAGGGCAAATGGGTAGTTGAAAATGTTAAACCCTATTATAAACCCTTGATAGAATGTGTGGAAATTCAAAGGCATTGTTTTTGGGCAAATTTTAAAATAAAGGTTATTGAGGTTAAGCATGGTGTAGATATAGAAGCTGGAATAATCCCCGACATGGAATTAAAACATGGTGTATCTTTAAAGGATTATAAGGGTATAGATAAAAGAAAAATATTAAGGAACATGGTAAATCCTAAAATAGGGGAGAGTATATTAAATGAAATACGATAAGTGGCAAAAAGAAATATTAGAAGCAAAAGGAGACATATTAGCAAACACAGGCAGACAAGTAGGAAAAACCACAGTTTTCTCACATAAGATTGGAAATTACTTAATGAAAAACAAAGGAACTCAAATAATCGTAGTCTCATTAACAGAAGACCAAGCAAAATTAATAATTGTAATGGTATTGGATTATTTAGAAAAGAAATGCAAACAAAATATACAAAAGGGAAAGAACAAACCAACAAAAAGCAGAATATGGCTAAAGAATGGGGCACATGTAATAAGCCGTCCAGTTGGAAATACAGGAGACGCAGTAAGGGGCTTTACAGGAGATGTATTATATATTGACGAAGCCAGTGGTATGCCAGAAATGATGTGGAAAGCAGCAATGCCAACCCTTATGACAACAGCAGGACAAATTTGGATGAGCAGCACACCAAGAGGAAAGTTCATAGAGAACACAAACAAAAAAAACTTCTTCTTTAAATGTTGGGAAAACCACGAGGATAAATGGCAAGTCTTTAATATCACAAGCCCCCAAGCAATGCAAGAAAGAGAAATCACAGAAGAATGGACGATAGAAAAAAGAGACAAAGCCCTAAAGTTCCTAAAAGACCAACAAGCCTTATTAACAGAAATGGAGTTCAAGCAAGAATATCTATCCGAGTTCCTTGACGATATGAGACAATGGTTTGAGGATGACTTAATAAGAAGTTGCATGACAGAAGAAAGACCAAACAAAATTGACAAAAACAATAACAAAACATACTATCTGGGTATTGATGTTGCAAGGATGGGAGAAGATGAAAGTAGTTTTGAAATATTCGAACTAAGAAAAGACCACATGTATCAAGTTGAAAATCAAATTACAAAAAAGACTACTCTACCCCAAACCTTTGAACACATTAAAGAACTTAACCTCCTTTATGGTTTTACCAAAATCTTCATTGATTCGGTGGGTATTGGGGTAGGGGTTTTTGATTGGCTAATGGCAGACGACGACACAAGACACATCACAGAAGCAATAGACAACTCCAAACAAATAATAACCACCGACGGAAGAACAAGAAAACTACAAAAGACATTAAAATATTCTCACATGAAGATGTTAATGGAAACAAACAAAGTCCATCTTTTAGACGACCCTGGAATTTTTGAAAGTATAAAAAGCACCCAGTATGCATACAGCAACGATAGTTTAGGCAAAAGACACCTAAAGATATTCGGAAATTACACTCATATATGCGAGGGAATCGCTAATGCAGTATGGGGGCAAAAATACAAAGAATTAAATAATAAGATATACACTATTAAAGTATGAAAGCAATAAACCCAACCAACGAAAAAGACGAAGACAAGGGAGAAGCATACACCTTAGAGGATAAAGACTATTTATTAATCCAAGCAATCAGAGATTTAACTAACGAAATAGAGAGGGCGAGGCTTAGATAATGGCAGACGAAGGAACTTTAGCAACAACAGCCCAAGTCCTTTTAGCAATCGGACAGAATGCAAGTGCAGCCCAAATTTTAGAAGCAAATACAAACATCTGGATACTTATGGCAGAGAGTGAGATGGAACGAGCCTTTGGAGATAATATAGGAATCGTCGCAAACTATGGAAGTATAACCGCAGCAAACAAACAATGGTTAGCAACAATAGCAGCAAACAGGGCAGCCTTCCATGCAATAAATCAAAATCAAAACTCCTGGCAATTAGCAACCTCACAAAGTAAATTAAATGTATGCAATAGTATTTGGACAGGTTTTTTATCAGACCTTAAAAACAATAAAGCGGATATTGTTGCAGACTTAGGATTATAATGGCAGACCAATTAGAAAAACCTTTCACAACAGCATCACCAGTTAATGCGGTGTTTAATTTCACAGATATAGCTTCTGGCACAGGTTATAACACATATTATTTAATTGAGAGTGAGGATTCAACAGGGGCAGATTATCACTTAACCCCAAATAATGATTACTCAAATAGTGTTTTCGTAGTGGTTGACAGTGGAGCCATAACAGATTCAGACAGAGATTATGACTTAACTCCTTTTGTATTTCCAAGAATAATAGATGGGACTGTCTTAATTTCAATAGCAGCATATACAGGCGGAGGAATAAGCCCCACATGGACTGTCGAGTTATATAGATACGATGGAAATTCTGAGACACAGATAGGAAGCACCTTAACTTACAATGATTCAATTAATGGGGCAGAAATGCTTTATATGCGTATGGATGTTAATAATGAGTTAATTCCAGCAGGAGAAAATTTAAGAATGAGAGTAAGGCTACAAAACGCCAGTGCCACAACCGCCAGATATGGAACAGACCCAGCAAACAGAACTGACGGAAACCTAACAGTTACAACCACATCTAAAATATCAATACCCTATAAATTAGACTTCTAATGGCAGAATTTAATATCTCAAACAGCACAACAACAGACTTTACAAATACAGTTCCAGACTTTATAGTAAATCAAAAAGCCTTAGACTCAGTTAATCCAAATGGAGAGGAGACTTATTGGTATTTTGACAAAGCCCCAGAAAGATATGGCTACTATCTATCAATACCAGAAATATTTAGTGCAGCAAATGCTTTGGCTACATGGAGTGTTGGGAAGGGATGGACTACCGATAATGCACAGTTAGAGATAGAACTTAAACATGTTGTTGGGATGGGCAAAGATACTTTTGAGCAGATTATTTGGAACCATGAAGTTACAAAATTAATTGTAGGAGACGCCTTTGTTGAAATGAAAAGGAAAAAAAACAAGGGAGAAAATATAATCATTAACATGATACCAATTAGCCCAGAAAGGGTTAGAGTTGTTTTTGGAAAGGATGGAATGATTAAAAGATATGATACATGGAATGGCAATAAATGGAAATCAATTAAAAAAGAAGATATGCTACACAGCCAGAATAAAAGAATAGGCGACCAAATGCACGGAACAAGCCAGATTGAAGCAAGTAAATATATTATAGACGCAAGGAATGAGGCATTAGAAGACGAGAGGACAATTAAACACCGAGATAAGGCATTAGGGGTAGTTTATTATAAAACAAATAATGCAGGGAAAATATCATATGCAAATACCCAAATAGAAAAGGCAGTTAAAAAAGGAGAGATGTTAGGACTACCAGAAGACACAGCAAAGATAGAGCCATACCCAAGCAGAAGTTCCGAAGATAGAACAGGATGGATATCTTATTTAGAGAATTTCTTTTATCAAGTCTTTGGAGTTCCAAGAAGTATTGCAACAAGCGACGGAACAAGCGAAGTCGGTGGAAAGATGGGGCATGTAATATTTGAGCCAATCTATGCCAAAGAACAAACAGATTTAGAGGGAGACCTTTGGAATCAACAAGCAATTAAAATTAAATTTAATAGACCACCATCCTTAGGGGGATTAGTCCAAGAGAACGAAGCAAAGAACACAGGACAAATAGGAATTCAGCCTAATGATGTAATGGCAAACATGGAGAGAGAATAATGGCACCACAATTTGGAACTAAAATAACAACCCAAGAAGAACAAGAAAAACTGGCTATGGGAACACAAAAAAAATTAACAGAACGGGAGAAATGCGAACAAGGAGGAGGCTTTTGGGATGTTAAAACTCAAACCTGTATAAAAATGCCAAAACCAGCAGAGCCAGAGCCACCAAAAAAATCATTAAAGATTTTTGAACCACAAGTTAAAAAATTAAGTGACGAAGAAAGAAAAAGGGCAGAGAAAGATAGAGGGGTATCTATAGTCACCGATAGATTCGGAAACGAAATAATACAAACGAGACAAGACATAGAGGCAGCAGAGGCAGGATTTGGAAAGGGAATGCAATCAGCGGCAGAGCAGTTAAAGCAAAGGGAGATTCAATTAGCAGAGGGGCAGAAACTATCAGGACAAATAGGGCAATTTCAACAAACAGGGTTAAGACAACCTGGAGTCATAGGGGAGTTTGACTATGGAGAGGCAGCAATCGCAGGATTAAGAAAAGCGATACCATCGGCAGTAGGTGCAGCAACAACCGTATTTGGGGCAGGGATATTGGGTGCAAAGATAGCAGGAACGGCAGGAACAGTGGCAGCCCCTGGAGTAGGAACAGCCATAGGGGCAGCATTAGGTTTTGTGGGTGGTATAACAGCAGGAATTCTCAGCAATATGGCAAGTCAAAGGAGAGACACAACAACCGCACAGCAAAGAGTTTTAGACGAGGGAAAGCAGAATTTACAAGATTGGATAACATTAGCGAGGACAGACTCCTCCAGAAAGTTAGAAGCATTAAGAGGTTTTAATGCACAACTTACTTTAATAGATGGGGCATATAGACAAATGAAATTAGACACACAAAAAGACCTATTAAAGTTTGAAACAGCATTACCCAATTTAGCGGAGTTTGAGACATTTTATTCAGCACAGGGAGAAAGGGATTTTCTTTCGGCAGAGATGGCATTAACGTTACAAGCACCATCAGACCCAACATGGGCTATGTTAGAAATGGCACAAAGGAGAGTGGATAAATGATTAGATTGAGTTTTTGGGGATGGGTTTTATTATTCGCAGGGGCAGTATCTATCGGAATGTTGGTGGCATTATGAGTAAAGATATTATAGCAGTAGAAAAGAATAAGCCAGTTATAGAAACAATAATTAATACAGCCGCTTTAGCCTTAACGGCTTACGGAGTTCAAAGAATTACAACAGGGGCTTATGATGGATACTTAACAATCATTTTTGGAATGAGTTTAGAGTTTTTCAAGTATAAAGGAAGACAAAAAAAGTTATGGTAGTATAAGGAGGTTAAAATGGAAGAAGAAACAAAAGCAGAAACAAAAGAAGTTAGTTTAAATCCGATTGAGAGGCAGGAAGCAGTTCTAAAAGGAATGACTGAGCAAGTTGATAAGTATGAAAAATTGGTTAAGGCAAACCAAGAAGCAGCCGCAACAGTTATGCTTTCAGGTAGTGCGGGAGGGCATGTTGAAGCCCCTCAAGTCTCAGAAGAAGATACTAAAAAGAATGCAGCAAAGGATTTTTTTAAAGGAACACCCTTAGAGGAGGCAATAGAGAAACACGGATAAGATGGATAAAAAGGATTGGGAGATAGCCTTAGATAGGATAGGAGAGGTTTATGATAATGCTAAGGACAACTATGAAAAGGCAAAAAAGGACATGGAAGAAATAGAATTCATGAAAGAGCATTATAAGGCAAAAATAGAAACATTTAAATAATCGGTTAACCGAATAACTCTATGGCAGATGAAGCAACATGCATTGAAACCCCTACAAGATTCGCAAGATATACAGTAGCCGACGGAACAGGAATTCCAATCGGAACAATGTTAAAATTAACAGACCCAAATACAGCAATAGCACATAGTGGAGACGGAGACGCATTTGCAGGAATAGCATGGGAAGAAAAATCGGCAAGTGATGGTATTACTGAAATTACAGCAGCATTAAACGGCGTTTGGGATTTAACAGACGGCGGCGGAGGTAGTGCAGTTGGAGAATTATTAAGTTTAGACGGAACAGCAAACGAGGTTAGATTAGCAGTTGAAGCAGATATTATTACAGGTAGTGTTGTTGGAAAATCATTAGAGACAGCCTCCGCAAATGAAGTTTTTAGAGTAAGGGTAGGTGAGTGGTGATGGTAGACACAGACAGAGAAGCAGATTTAAGATACGAACACATCGACCGAGCAGTTAAAGCAGCAACAACTTTATCTTACGAACTTAAAACATTATGCACAGTTGATAGCAGTAGTGCATGGACAGAAACTTATTTTAGAGAAACAAACGACGATACAACAGACGGCGGAACAGGCAGTCCTATTAAAGGAGTGCCACAATATGCACCTTTCCCTTTCTTTGATGTTACAGAAACAAAGGTTCAAAGTGTAATTCAAAAATATGCAGGAGAAAGTATTATTAGTTTAGAGGCAGAACAAAACGCAACCCTCCCAATGTTACAAAGAAAGATTTTTAGATTAAGTAGAAAAATTGCATATCAAGTAGATAGTGCTATTGAGCAGGAGATTTTAAACAATGCAGGAAACACATTAGCAATTACAGCAGGTAGCGAGTGGGATAGTGCAACCATAGCAAACCGAGACCCTGTTAAAGACTTTTTAGACGCAATCCAGTTATTACGAGCAGATGGATATGACGCATTAAAAGGACAGGGTTACATAGTAATGAACGGAACAGATTATACAAATGTTATTTCAAATTCTAAAGTCCTTAATCACCCAACATACCAGTCAGTCAGTGCTGTGGAAAATGGACAGGTAGCACGATTGGTTGGATTAACCATAATGGTTAGTGAGACAGTAACCGAAGACAAAGCCTATGTTTTAGTATCTAAAGAGGCTTTAACATGGAAACAAGCAAGTGCTTTAACTGTTAAGACTATTGAAGACCCAGGAAAATCCACTACTATTAGAGCATGGGAAAGAGGAGTGCCACAAATGGTAGCCCCTAATGCAGCATGTAAAATAACCAACACGAGGGCTTAACATGACACATGAAGGACGGATGGCAGAAGGAGAGGCTAACTATAAGGCAGGGATTCTATTAGACAATGCAGATACAATTTATTTTTTAGAAAATTCTAAACAAGACAAACCAGACAAGCCCAAAAAATCAAAAAAGAAAGGAGTGGCTATGGAAGAAGAGGAGGAGGAATAAATGGCAGTTCCATCAGACAATCTTAACCCATTGAGTTTAGTTATTCCATCAGTCACCACAGCAGTTAGAGATGTATTAGTTAGTGAGGTTGGAACATTAGTTTATAATACCACAACAGGCAAGTTAAATATTTGCATTACAGCCGCAGCAGGTTCAGGAAATTGGGAGGCTGTAACTTCAGCATAATATGGCAGCAGGAGATGTAACGAGTGTTGTTGTTCAATTAACAGA